CATTTAACAAGAGTTATAAATGTTATGCAGTTAACGTTACTAATTATTCAGATGATGTTTCTGGATTTACTCCAAAAATCGCGGACCCTGATTCTCGACTACATAAAGTAGACAAGGTTAGATTTAACCGAATTGCTAATGGTGAAGTTAACGATTCCTTAGCTCTTTCTGGAGCATTATTATTACTTTCTTACTTATCTGAGTAGAACTTTTCATCCACTAAAAGTAGAATATTAAAAAAAATTATTATGGCAAAAACTAATGACGCTCTCGCTGCGTTCAATAAATTCAACGACATTCTAGCAAAGAAAGTTAAATCAAAAGTTGAATTAATGGGATTTTCAGATATTGATGAATATATCCCAACTGGTAACTACTTACTAAATGCTCAGTTATCTGGGTCAGTTTTCGGAGGATATCCAAATACTAGAAGTATCGGTATCGCTGGAGACTCTGGTGCAGGTAAAACATTCCTTTGCTTAAATGCAGTTCGTGAGTTACAAAACAAAGATTACTTTGTATTCTATATTGATACTGAAGGAGCAATCGACCGTTCAGATTATGAAAAATTTGGAGTTGATCTAGATAAACTTAAGTATCTTCGTATGGGTCTTATCAGTGATGTTAAGTTCTTTATCAATGACTTTATTGATACTATGAAGGAAAATCCAGGATTAAAAGCTGCAATCTTTGTTGATTCAGTTGGAATGTTGGATACTGATAAAAGTAAACGTGATATGGATGCTGGTAAAAATGCAGCAGATATGGGACTACGTTCAAAAGAACTTCGTTCCCTATTTAAGTCATTTACACTAGACTTATCCAATTTGAAAGTTCCATTTATCTTTACTAACCACACCTATGCTTCAATGGACCAATATACTCCAAAAGGTATGTCTGGTGGAGGTGGCCCTGAGTTCTCAGCATCAATTATCTTAATGTTGAGTAAAGGAGTACTTCGTGACGAAGCTAAAACTACTACTGGAATTATTGTTCGCTCGAAAACTAAAAAGAATCGTTTAGCTCGACCGATCGATATTGAATTCCATATCTCTTTCCATAAAGGTATGAACCCGTTCGTTGGACTAGAGCAATTTGTAAGTTGGGAAAATTGTGGAGTAGGTCGTGGGAATATCCTAACTGAAAAAGAATTCTCAAAACTAAAAGGTGACGAAGCTGACTCTTGTAGTCCTTTTGAAGTTGCTGGAGAAAAAGTATACTTCCAACCTAAAAAATTAGGTAGAAATTACGTTATTCGTCATAATGGTGACTTGGTTCCAATTAAAGATTTCTTTACATCTCGTCTCTTTACTCAAGAAGTATTGAAAGAATTGGATGAAAAAGTAATCAAACCTACTTTTAAATTCCCAGAAACTCAGGACGAGATTGATCTATTAGAAAGCGATGAGCTTGGAAATCTAAATGGTGACGATGATTCTGCGCTCTGATTTACCAATTAAGTATTACCTTAATCTTCATGGAGAAGAAAAGGTTCGCGATCAATACTATTTTCTATTTGAAATTATTCAATATTTAATTCGAGTAGCAAACGCAAAAGACAAACAGATTAATGAGGAGAGCCTAAAGTTCTCCTCAAAATCTTTAAAGTATGTTTTTGGCGACAAGATAAAGATTGAAACTTTTAAAGAGGAATTAGTTAAATCTTTAAAGGGATTAATCCAAGATGAATACCTGAAATCTAGCAAAGATTTTATGTATATTAATAAAAAGGCACTAACTTATTTCTATAACTTAAATGATTGATTTTACTGAAAATATCGACTCTTTGGAGAAAATGGTTTGGAATTTTATTCTTAACTCAACTACTGATGTTAATGAATTGAAACCAAGCAGCCACGACTCCCTTAGAAAAGAAGAGTTGATGCCAATGATCAAGCCCAGCTACTTTAACGATGAGAATCGTCAAGAGTCATACAAAGCTGCTCTTCGATTCTTTACTGAATACGAAAAAATTCCAAACCGTAAAGAATTACGAAGCTATCTTGATCTAAACAATCATTCCCTGTCTGAAGAAGAATTTGAAGAACTTTATGAGTTTAATTTAGGTGAATATAATTATGACTACTTGTATAAGTATATGCGAGCATTCATCTTATTACGAAACCTAAACTTAACCGTATTTGATCTTTTAACTTATCTTAAGACTACTTCAATCGATCCTCAAAATATCGATAAGATATCTGAAAAGATTAGAAATGATATTAGTAGCAAATTAGCAATTAACTTTTCAAGTGGAGATACTGGGTTAAGTTTCTTTGATTCTGAATCCCATATCCAATTAGCAAAAACAGGAAGTCCTACTGGATTTACCTTCTTTGATAAAGCTCTAGGTGGAGGATGGAACCCAAAATCATTAGTAGTATTTTCAGGTCGACCTAAAGTTGGAAAATCGATGGTACTTGGAAATATTGCAGCACGCTCATTCTTAATAGGTAACTGTACTGGACTTGTGACAGTAGAATTACCTGAAAGACAATACATGAAGCGTATTGGTTCAAATATCTTAAGTATCAGATCTGACGAGTATTCTGGAATTACTTCACCTGCTCAAGCACAAGAAGTTGCTAGAAAAATCGGGCAACTGAAACAGGAAAAACCAGAAATTGGTGAGCTCTACGTAAAAGAATTTGCTACTGGTGGAGCAACTGCAATCGATATTGAAAATTACTTTCTTCGTTTACAGGCCAAGATCAATAAAAAGTTTACGGTAATCGTAGTTGACTACTTAAATCTATTACGTCCACTTAAAGAGCAAAGCGGAATGTATGAGAAAATCAAGGCAATTTCCGAAGAGCTTCGTGGAGTTGCAATGAGAAACGAGTGGTGTATTATTTCAGCTACTCAAATTCGACGAGAAGATGTCGATAATTTCGATTTAGGTATGGACTCAGTTGCTGAATCATTTGGACTTATCCACACAGTTGACTCCCTATTTGGACTTATGCGTAGTCCACTTGAAGGTCGAATGAAAATTAAAGTTATTGCCAATCGCGATAACGGATACGAAGAAAGTTACAAGTTTTATACAATGCATAAAGACTATTTCCGATTAAGTGAAGAAATAGGATTAAACAGTGAATTTTATAGTGACGACGAAGAGGTCAATCGAATGGCCGATGAATTAAGAACAGAATACTCAAATGTTAGTAGCCCTACTCTAGTTGAAGCTCGACCGACACCAGAATCAGCTCCTATGGCAGATGACGATTATGATGCCCTCTTTAATTCAATTTAAAATAATTAAAATATGAATGATTAATGACCAAGACTGGGAAGAAGGCTATGACGAAACAATTAGTCCAATCCAAAGAGAAGACAAAATTTTTAATAATCGATACCACACTGGTGAATTATTAAAAGACACAGATGAGTACGAATTTTCAAGAAAAATATCAGTATCTAGCGATTACTCTGATAATTACTTAAAAGATGTCTATGATTACGAAGAAAACCTAGAAAACAAATTTATTCTAGATGTAATCTTTGACTTTTTAAAAAATGACGATATTCTTTCAAAATTACTTTTTATCTCAACCGAAAACCAACCTAGACTAAAGGCTAAATTTTCAAAAGAAGAGGTAAACTTAATTTTTAATAGGGTCCATGATAACTTAGATATGTCTAGCCACAATATAAGTTTTTATAGCCCTATTTTTATTTTAGAAGCAATTTCTAGTTTTTCAGGATTTGACTATAAAAAGATATTCGACTCATTAGAAACTGAAATTCAGGAAATGCTAATTATTGAACTAAATAAAAAGTATAAATTCCTCGACGGAAAAATGCACCGAAACAAAATACATTAATATAGAAAAAACGAATGGTTACATTAAGTAATATTAGAAAAATATTCATACTAGGAGACCTACATTTAGGCATTAAAAACAACTCAGTCGAATGGGCTGAAATTCAGAGATCTTATTTAGTTGACGAGTTTTTACGACAAGTCGATGAAAACGGTTTCGATCCAGAGCAGGATATTTTAGTTCAAGTAGGTGATTGGAACCACGTTCGTGAACATACTAATATTAGAACTTGGCAAGTATCCTTAGGGATTGCTAAAAAGTTAACTGACAAATTTAAAAAAGGAGTCTATGTAATCTTAGGAAACCATGACGTTTACTATAAAGATCGCACTGATATCCACTCCCTAAAAGGAATGGATCTGATGTTTCCTAACTTTAAGATTTTTGAAAAACCAGAAATAGTTAAAGTAAACGGTTTGCATAAATTTTTAATGTTACCTTGGGAAGATAGCACTGACCTAATTAAGTCAACCCTTTCTAAAAATCCAGCCGACTTTCTTTTTTGTCATGCTGATGTTCAGGGATTTAGCTTAAATGCTGCTCAAAAGATTACTCATGGTGTTGAGCTAGGCGATCTAGGTAAGTTTAAACGTGTCTATTCTGGCCATATCCATATTCGTCAAGAAAAAGGAAATACTCTCTATGTTGGTACACC